CAGGCAATTAATGGAATCCAGAGAGGAAGAATTTACACTGTTGGAGCTGCCCCAAAGGGAGGGAAGTCAACTTTGGTAGATGTAGGCTTTTGTATAGAGCCTGCCCTTTATGTGTTAAACCATAATGCCAAAATTAGTGCTTCTATGGAAGTACTTGCCACTAGACTTCAAGCAACAACTGACCTTGAAACAAGGACTACTCTTAGTTATGAGTATGAAAAGTTAAATAGTCAGTTGATTGATGTTGAGTTTATCTACAACTCTTATGAGATTGACAGAGTAAGCAAAGAATTTGATTTTGTTGCCCATTTTCTACACAAAGATTTTGGCATTTATCTAGTAAATTTGCCCCCTGGAAAATTGTATAAAGAGAAAAATGTTGTATCTTTATCATCTGCCTTTTTGAGAGGTGAGTTAGAGTTTGATACTGCAACTCCTGATGCTCCCAAAGAGATTATTAGAGTTCCACCAGACATTATTGAGAAGATCAAGACTGTTTACAGAACTAGAATAGTGCCTTTATTTGGTGAGTATAATGACAGGGGAGAAAAAGTTTCTAAGGGATTGATTAAATTCTTGGAAATCAAGGACAATCCTACTGGAGTTAGAAACTATCTTTTAGCTTATGCTAAGGAAAATGGTGAGTTTATTTATAAGAGTACAGAGAAGGATGGAGTAACCTACACTAGGATGATAGGTTATAAACCAAAGAACCCTGCTAAGTATGTCATTATCATAACTGACCATTTGAGAAAGCTATTGCCAGAAAGAGGTTTCAAAATGAAAGAAACTGTAGATAAATTCTCAGAATATGCTGTAGAGTTTAGAAACACTTGCAATTTTACTTTTGTGCACATTATCCACCTTAATAGAGCACTAAGTGATATGGGAAGAAGGCAGTATGATGAAGACAGATTGTTTCCACAGTCTGATGATATTAAAGAGACAGGTAATTTAAGTGAGGATAGTAATTATATCTTCACAATGTTTAACCCTAATGATGATAAGTTTAACTTGACTAAGCATTTTGGTAAGCAAATTAGAAGACCTGATAAATCTCTTTTGTATCCATTTATGAGAACTATACATTTAGTTGAGTCTAGACATTGCATTTGTCCTCAGCACTTTAGAGTCAATATGTATGGTGATGTAAAGAAATTTGAGTCTTTAATTATTTAAAAGAAAAGAGTATGCCAAAGATTTTGGTTTTGGCCCCTAGTGGGTTTGGTAAGTCCACAAGTATTGGACAAATACCTGAGTTAGGTATTAAAGGCTTAGTTCCTGAAGAAACTTATTTGATATCAGTTACTTCAAAGCCTCTTCCTTTCAGAGGAAGTGGAACAGCATATCCAATTACTACTATGCCTGATTTAAAAACAGGTAGAAGAGTCATTACTGATAATGCAAAAGATATAGAATCTATACTCTTAAACTTAGTGAGCAGTCCATACAAGAACATTGTGTGGGATGATTCAAACTATGTAATGCAGAATTGGTACATGGCTAATGCCTTGGCTAAGGGTTGGGATGCACCTAAGCAAATTGGTTATTTTATGGGTAAAATCTTTGATGCCATAGAAAAACTAGATGCTGCAGGTAAGAACATTATCATTTTGGCTCATGGAGATAGTATTCCTGGTCCTGATGGTAGAATCTACATGAAGTACAAAGCTACAGGTAAGATGGTAGATGAGTATTTGACTGTAGAGGGTAAGGTGGATGTTACTCTTATTGGTATTAGTAGATATGATGCTACTGAAAAGAAAGCTGTAAAAGAGTTCTTGACCAATGAGAATGAGCAATATTCATCAGCAAAATCTCCAGTGGGTATGTTTGACAAACAATTTATTCCTAATGATTTAGGTTATGTTGTTGAGAAAATAGCTCAGTATTATGGATAGTTGGATTGCTTATCTTATTTGCTTCTTTTTAGGAGCTGTATGTGCTATTGTTGCTTTGGCAATAGTAAAAAGTGGTTCAAAAGACATTGTTGAAATAGATCCTGAGAAAGAGGAAGCTGCTAAACAGTGGAAAGAACAAAGCAAAGGTTATTAATTTTTAATTTTAAATTCATACAATATGTCACAAGAAGGTGCACAAGTAGAGAATGCTGCAACAGAAGCAGCACCAGTTTTAAGAATCACAGTAAGTGATGTTTTAGGGTTATTAGCTCAAGGTAAAAGCAGAAAAGAAATTGCTGAACACTATGGCAGAACTCAGTCTGATATGAACAAGATGGTTTGGGGTCACCCTAAATTGAAGAACAGAAAAGCTAAGAAACAGTACACAGGTATTGAACTTGAAGATGATACTGATGATGTAGCTGTAGCTGAAGTTGCTCATGTTCCTGGTCCAGAACTTACTCAAGCTTTTGAGAATGTAGAAGAAATGGGAACTAATGCTAATGAAGAAGTAGCACCTGTTCAAGCTGAATCTGACTGGAATTAAAAATTTGTTTAATTATTAAAAAAGACTAGATATGTCACAATTACAAGGATACGGATTTGTATCAGATTCAGATGAATCATTGAAAACCAAGAGTGGAGCTAAGTTTGGTGGTAACTTTGGAGTAGCAACTTTAGCAAAATTTGCTTATAATCCTAATGTAGCTAAAGAAGGGCAACCTGCTAGAGAAGCTATTGAGATTGAAGTAAAAATTGGAGATAGAAGCTACAAAGAATGGCTTAACCCTGTAGACAGAGTTGTTGATAAAAACAATGCTGAAATTACAGACAAAGCTTCTGCAGAGTATATTGCTGGTTTTAATGCTTTGATTGTTCAACAAAATGCTACAGTAACTCATTACTTGAAATCAGTAGGAGTTACAGAAGATGCATTGAGAGCTTCATTTGCAACACCTCCAGTTAGCTTTGCTGACTATGCTCAAAGAGTTTGTGCTTTGTTACCAATTGGTTACAATAACAAGCCATTGGATTTATTCCTAGAGTATCAATGGAACTTTGGTAAAAAGCAAGATGGTAGTCTTCAAGACAAAACCTATCCTACTTTGCCAAAGAACATGAAAGGTGGTTACTTTATTGTTCCTGCACAACCTGGAGTATGGATTGAAAAGAGAGAAGATGATGGCAGATTAACTTATGTTAATTCTAATGGCCAGAAACATCCTTTTGAAAGAGATGCTAACTTTATGTCAGGTAACAAAGGTACTCAGCAAGTAATGGGTGGTGCTACAACAGCATCTCCAATGGGTGCTACTGCAGGTGTACCATCAGGTACTTGGTAATAATTTAAATCTAATCCTCTTCTGTTATGAGCTTTTATCAATACAATTAAGGAGAGTATCTTATCTTTAGTAACTCAAGAGCAAATATTTGAATTAGTGTTCAAGTTTGAGCCTAAAGAGTTTGACTATGTGACATCTCCTTTAAGAAATGATGATACAGCAGGGTGCTGGTTTAGTTACCATGATAATGGAACACTTTATTTTATAGATTTTGGTAGCAAAAGACCTCATAGTGACTGTTTCAATATAGTACAGGACTACTTTAAATTTCCTAATTTTTATTTGACTTTAGAGTACATTTACAAGACTCTTATACAGGGAAATACGGCTTTAAAGCCTGTTCAAGTTAAGGAAAAAGTAGAAAGAACAAATAGAGAAGGAGTCAAGCTTCTTATAGAAGCAAGGCCTTTTAATGCTACAGATGCTCAATTTTGGTCTCAATATGATATCAAGAAAAAGCATCTTATTGAAGATAGAGTATTTCCAGTTCAAAGACTATTTGCTTTAAACACCAAAACAGGGAGTCATGTTATTGATTGCAAAGATCTTGCATACAGTTACAATGAATTTCCCCAATCTAGGAAGAAAATTTATTTCCCTATGAGAGAAGGTAAAAAGAGATTCTTAACCAATTGCAGTAGAAATGATGTAGGTGGCATCACTTCATTGCTACCTTATGGTAGAGAATTGATAATTACTAAAGGTTATAAGGACTATAGAGTACTAAAGAATAATGGTAAGAATGTAGTTTGGTTTCAGAATGAGGGTATGATGCCCAATGATTTAATCTTAAATCAGTTGGTTAAGCATTTTGTTAATGTCATTGTATGGTTTGATAATGATCAACCTGGTATCACAGCCTCTGAAAAAGTCAAAACTCACATAAATACTCTTATTCCAGGTAAGGCAAAGAATCTATGGCTACCAGAGAGAGGGTTAGCTGTAGGTATTAAAGACCCATCTGACTGTATTGCTAAAGATAAGCAGTATTTTCATCAATTCTTAAAAGATTTTACACAATGAATTTTAAGTTAATTCATCATTCTTGGAGACCTCTCCTGAGTGAATTCAATACAGATACTTTCCTTTACTTTAAAAATGAAGTGTTACCCAAAGAAAAATATTACCCTGAAGCTGATGAAGTCTTCAGGGTTTTTTCTATGCCAGTATCAGAAATTAAGGTTGTGCTATTAGCTAGAGAAGAAGCTTCTCCTATAGTACAAGAAGGCCTTTTCTTCTTGAGAATGTCCCTAACTTATGGGGCAACCACTGACCATAGTGAATATTGGGAACCCTTTATCAAAAAGGTTATCTATTTTATTGCGAGGAGTAATCCTTGCATTTGGCTTATGCCTACAACCAAATCACAAAGTTATACAGCTAATCTACCTGCTAAAACTATTTATAATGTGATAAAGTATGATGATGATACAATTCATCAAATTCCTTACAATGTAGATTACAACTATGTGTTCAAAGGGATATATATTAACCTTGCTCACATAAATGTCCTTCTAAAGAAGAAAGGACAAAAAGAATTAATTAATCTTTAAAAATTAAAACCATGAGTGAAGTACAAGCTCCAGGTATCTCTGAAAGAGAGATCACTATTTATGCCACAAGAGGTGGCCAAATGCAAAAAATCATGACTTCTGTAACTACTTGGGGAGAATTGCAACCCCTTGTAAGAAATGCAGGATTTGATTTAAGCTCTTTGTTAGCAGCAGAAAACATTACTAAGACAGACTTAGTAAATGATTTAGCTGTGTTGCCAACATCTGCTTTCAGATTGTTCTTGAGACCAAAGCAAACTAAATCAGGTGCTTATGATAGAAAGCAATGTTTTGCTATTATCAAAGCTCACTTAGCTGTTAGTCCTGAAGATAAGGCAAAGTTTACCATTGATGGTAAAAATGTAACTCAGTTATCAACTCCTGTAGTACAGGATTTGGTAGCTAAGTATTGTAGTGGTGTTTCTGCACCTGCTGTTGTTGAAGCTCCTGTAAAAGAGAAAGCTTCAAAAGTAGAATCTACAATGCCTGGTGAACCTGTTTCAAATGCTGGAAGAGTTCAAGCAGCTATTAATCTAATTTCTTCTTTAGAAGGTTATGACTCTTATTACAAGGCTCATAAACATTTAGATAGACTTCTTGATGAAGTTTCTGAACCTGTTCTTCTAGAAGATGAAGAAAATGAACTAGCTAGAGAAGCTAGAGAAATGCTATCAGGTTATTAGTATTAATTAAGGGCTTATGTAATGTAAGCCCTTTAAATTTTTTATTATGTCAAGAAGTATAAAAGACAATAACCCAGACAATGATCCTATTAAGACAATACTTAATAATGCATCTCTACTAGGTCTTCATAAAAGCAAAAAGTTTTTAACTAGATTGTTTAATAATGGAATTATTAGAATTAAAGGTATGCAAGGTATTTCTAGTGCTAATAAAACTATAGTTAAGACTCAGTTTTTTGCAATATTAGACTTGTTTGAAGCAAAATACAAAGGTCAAGCTGATTTAGGTTTCCATTATGACCAAAGTGAAGGATATTTTGTCCCTTACTTTAAAGTTCTTTATCCAAAATACACTATTACTAATAGTCAGGGAAGAACTCATGAGATAAGAGACTTATTTGTTTATCACAGTTATAGATGGACTAATGGTGCTGTGCATCCTTACAAGTTAGAGGGTGGAAGATTTTCTAAAACTGATTTAGAAATTACTTCTAGTTATCAGCAAAGCCATTTAGGTAGTCATAGTAGCTGGACATCAAATCCTTTCTATTGTAGCTATTTTTGTGTTGGTGGAGACACTGATGTAAGCAGAATGATGGCTGAGTTTCAATTAGATATGGACATTGACAGATATGAGTTGTTTTTGTTTTGTGTAGATAGTATGGTTACTTGGGAATCTCTAGAAGGTGTTCCATTTATTAGAATGGAAGTAGTTAAAAATGCTAACAATCTTAAAGTAAGTAGCTCTAGTTCAACTTATGAGCAAAATGTATACACT